GGTGGCCATCAAGATGGGCGACATGATCGACTACCTGGGCGACAAGCTCGGGGTGCCCGCAGCGCTTCGCAATGACGCTGCCGAGCGGGCCTTCCTGATCGAGCAGCAGGCCGCACAGCAGGCTCAGGCGATGGCCGCTCAGGCAGCCATGGCACAGCAGGCCCAGCAGCCGCAACTGACCGCACCGCAAGGAGCACCGGCATGAGCGGATGGGATGACCTAGAGGCCCCGGTCGCGCCAGACATCCGCGAGGCCAGCCAGCAGCGCGAAGACATGGCCAGGCTGTGCCTGCGCGTCTTCGGCGACGAGGATGGCCAGAAGCTGCTCAAGTGGCTGGTCGATATGTATGTGAATGTGCCCATTGCCGTGCCGGGCACTGACCCCTCCCACGCCTTCTATGCCGAAGGGTGCAGGAATGTGGTGAGGGACATCATGGCGCGGATCAACCAAGCAAGGAACCTATGAGCGACACCAACGACCAGCCCGGTGGTAACACTGGCCTACTGGACAATGTGACCCCCGAAGACCCCAGCAAACCTGACGCAAACCCTGACAAGGTCGAGATCGACCACAAAGGCAGCGCCGATCCGGCTGCAGCCGCCAGCGACACGGGTGCCCCCAAGACGCGCCCTGACTACCTGCCAGAGAACTTCTGGAATGCCGACAAAGGCGAGGCCGACCTGGAGGCCATGAGCAAATCGTGGTCAGACCTGCGGAAGCAGATCAGCCAGGGCAAACACAAGGCCCCCGCTGAAGGCAAGTATGACCTCAAAGCGCTAGGTGAAAACCCTGATGCTCACCCGCTGGCGCAGGCCCTGGTGGACATGGCCAAAGAAGAGGGTCTCAGCCAGGCAGCCTTCGACAAGATCGCCAGCCAGCTGGCCGTGCAAACCGCGCCAGAGATTGATGTGAAGGCAGAGATGAACGCGCTGGGCCCCAATGGCCAGGCCATCGTCAACGGTATGGTGGATTGGGCCAGGGGCCTGGTCTCCAAGGGTGTCTGGGGCACCGATGACTTCGAGGAGTTCAAGGTCATGGGTGGCACGGCCAAGGGGCTGCGGGCGCTCATGAAGATCCGCGAGGCCTACGAGGGCCGGGTGCCTATCGAGTCGGCCCCAATGGAAGGAGCGCCGACGAAGGAGGAGCTCTACTCGATGGTGGGCGATCCCAAGTACAAAACCGACCCCGCCTTCAGACAAAAAGTGGAGCGGCTATTCCAACAATACGCACAGTAAGTTTGTCTACTCCAAGGTCTGCCGCAAGGCAGTTGCCATTGACCCGGCCCCCGTGCCGGGTCTTTTTTGTCCAAAAAGCAACCATCACTGTTGCATCTTTGACAAATCGTCATACAATCAAATCCAAGGCCAACCGGGTAACCGGCCCTGACCACGGCGAGATACCGGCGAGTGGCTGCCGTAAGCAGCAAGCAAAGGCCCTGGCTTCCAGGCTCACCGACGCGATAAACCCTGATCAACCAACCGAATGAGGTAATCCAAATGAGCGTTTCTCTCTCGAACGCCTTTGTGACGCTCTTCGATGCTGAGGTCAAACAGGCTTACCAGGGCAAAGCAATGCTGGTGGGCGCTGTGCGTCAGCGTCGTGGTGTCGAAGGCTCCACTGTTAAGTTTCCCAAAGTCGGTCGCGGCGTGGCTACTGCTCGCGTCACTCAGACCGATGTCACGCCCATGAATGTGGGCTTCTCCACCGTGACTGCAACCCTGACCGATTGGAATGCCGCTGAGTACAGCGACATCTTCTCGCAGGCCAAAGTCAACTTCGACGAGCGCTCTGAGCTTGTGCAAGTGGTTGGTGCCGCTATCGGTCGCCGTCAAGACCAAATCATTCTTGACGCACTGAACGCTGCATCCGGCACCGGCACCGTGGCGAACTCTATTGGTGGCGCTACCACCAACATGAACATCGCCAAGCTGCGCGAAGCTGCCAAGATCCTTAACGCGAAGAATGTGCCCTCCGAAGGCCGTCACATCATCATCCACGCCAATTCGTTGGCCGCGATGTTGGAGCAGACCTCGGTGACCAGCTCGGACTTCAACACCGTCAAGGCTCTGGTGCAAGGCGAGATCTCGACCTTCATGGGTTTCCAGTTCCACATCCTGGGCGACCGCTCAGAAGGTGGCCTGCCCATCGACGGTTCGAATGACCGCACCCTGTACGCCTTCCACCGCGACGCTATCGGCTACGCAGAAGGCATCGCTCCCAAGACCGAGATCAACTACATCGCTGAGAAGACCAGCTGGCTTGTCAATGCCCTGTTCTCCGCTGGCGCTGTGGCTATCGACGCCGAGGGTATCGTCAAGATCACTGCCCGCGACACTGCGGCTGCAGCCTAATTAGGAGGGTCTGAAAATGCCTTTCGTTGCTGACAACTTCGTGACCGTGGGTGGTCAGATGAAGGCCGGGAATGCTCCCCAGGTCTTCGCTTACCAAACCACCGATGCCGCCGCTACGGTTGACACCAGCGGCTACTTCAACGCAGTCGCTTCGATCCTGAAGCCTGGCGACATCATCTTCCGCACCACCTTCAGCGGCGGTAACCCGTCCACTGCTGGTATGCACCTGGTGATGTCTGTCTCGGCGGCAGGTGTGGTCGATGTGGCTGACACCACCGCGCTGACGGTGACCAACACCGACTAATCGCAGTCGGCACCAAGCGGGCCAGCCACTGAGCAATCGGAGGCTGGCCCTTCTCACATTAAGAGGTTCACATGGCTGCAGGCGATACCGGGGTCACAATCTGTTCAGATGCGCTGCTCATGCTGGGCGCAAAGGCCATCACTTCATTCAACGATGGCACCGACGAGAGCTCGGTCTGCGACCGCCTCTACCCTGATGTCAGGGATTCCACGCTGGTCATGTACCCGTGGACATTCAACACCAAGAAGATTCAGCTCGCGCAGCTGCTGACCGCGCCGACCAATGTTTGGCGCTATGCGTACCAGCTGCCGGGCGACAGGCTGGCTAACCCCCGCGCTGTGTATGACACCAGCGCCGTCGGTGCGCCGCCCCGTAAGGATTGGGAGATCCAGGGCGACCAGCTGCTGACCAACCTGCCTGCGGTCTATATCGACTACCAGTACAGCGCCGGCGAGTTCGCCTGGCCGCAGTACTTCGTGCAGCTCATGAAGTACATGATGGCCTGGCACCTGGCGCTGCCCATCACCGAGCAGTCTGACCGCGCCCAGTACTGGCAGACAGTGGCGGTCGGTGCAATTGCTGAGAATGGCCGTGGCGGCTACTTCCGGCAGGCCATGAACATCGACGGCCAGCACAACCCGGTGCGCGTGATTGAAGACTACAGCCTGGTCGCAGTGAGGAACTGATGCCACGCTTTGTTGACATCCAGACCAACTTCAGCACGGGCGAGCTCGATCCGCTGCTGCGTGCTCGGGTTGACCTGCAGCAGTACAACAACGCCCTGGCCAAGGCCACCAATGTGGTGATCCAGCCCCAGGGTGGAATGCGCCGCCGGCCCGGTCTGAAGTACCTGGCCGAGCTGCCAAACAGCTCCACCCCGTCGGCTGCCAACGGCGTGCGCCTGGTGCCGTTCGAGTTCTCGGTGGATGACAGCTACATGCTGTGCTTCACCCACAACCGCATGTATGTGTTCAAGGACGGCGTGCAGATCACCAACATCAACGCCTCCGGCAACCCGTATGCGACCACCAGCATCACTGGTGCCATGCTGTCTGAGATCTGCTGGACGCAGTCGGCAGACACCATGATCATCGTCCACCCTGACCTGCAGCCCGTGAAGCTGGTGCGCGGTGCGAATGATGCGAGCTGGACGATCAGCACCATTACCTTTGACAGCATCCCGAAGTACGCCTTCACGCTGACCGTCACCACTCCGTCTGTTGGCCACATCACGCCAAGCGCTGTGTCTGGGAACATCACGCTGACATCGCAGAACAGCTATTTCAACTCGAGCCATGTCAACCAGTACATCAACGCACAGCCGCAGGGCCGAGCCAGGATCATCGCGGTTGATAGCGGAACCACTGTTCGCGCTGTAACCGAGTACCCGTTCTTCAATACCGCCAACATCCCACAGGGCAGCTGGGAGGTCGAGACCGGGTACGAGGATGTGTGGAGCTCTGGCAAAGGCTGGCCGCGCACGGTGACCTTCCACGAAGGCCGCCTGTACTTTGGCGGAAGCAAGTCACGGCCCAGCACCATCTGGGGCAGCAAGATCGGCCTATTCTTTGAGTTCGTGCCGACCGAGGCCCTGGACGATGATGCGGTCGAGGCAACGCTCGACACCTCTCAGCTCAATGTGATCGTGGACATGATCAGCGGGCGCGACCTGCAGGTGTTCACCACGGGTGGCGAGTTCTTCGTGCCTCAGTCTGGCACTGACCCGATCACGCCGCTGTCGCTCACTTTCAAGGCCGTGAGCCGCAATGGCACTAAGACCGGCACCCGTGTGCAGTCGCTCGAAAGTGGCACGGTCTACATCCAGCGCCAGGGCAAGTCGCTCAACGAGTTCCTGTTCTCTGACACGCAGCTGACCTATGTGACCCAGCGCATCTCGCTGCTGGCTGGGCACCTGCTCAAGTCGCCCAAGCGCATGGCACTGCGCCGCGCCACCAGCACCGACGAGGGCGACCTGCTGCTGATGTCAAACGACAGCGACGGCACCATGGCCGTCTTCAGCATCATGCGCTCGCAGCAGATCACGGCACCGTCAGAGTTCATCACCGATGGCCAGTTTGTTGATGTTGGCGTGGATGTGACCGACATCTATACCGTGGTCAAGCGCACCTTCAACGGCACCGCCCGCTACTTCGTGGAGCTGTTCAGCTATGACCGCTACACAGACTGCGCCTTCATTGGTGGGTCTGCCGGTGGCGTCGGGTCTGGCCTGCCGCACATCGGAAAGTCGCTCAATGTGATCTGTGACGGTGTGCCGCAAAGCAACGAGACCGTGAGCGCTGGCGGCGCTGTCACCTTTGACCGCGAGAGCGTGACCAGCTACGAGGTCGGCCTGCCGTTTACGGTGTACGCCAAGACCATGCCAGTTGAGATTCGGCTGCAGACAGGCACCAGGCTGGGCTTCAAGAAGCGGATCGTTGAGATCAACGCCTTCGTGGACAACACCCAGCATATGGCACTGAACAACAACCCCGTGCCCTTCCGCAGCTTTGACAACCCGCTGCTGGATGACCCCGAGCCAACCTTCACTGGTGTGAAGCGGGTCAATGGTGTGTTGGGATATTCCCGCGAGCAGGCCATCGAGATTGGCCAGAGCCTGCCGCTCAAAATGACGCTGCTTGGCCTTGAGTACAAGGTCGCAGTGAGTGGAGGCACCTGATGGCACTAGATCCTTTTGAAGTAGACGGCATGCAGGCAGGCGGCCCAGACACCAGCATTTGGGGCGATGTGATGAAGATCGGCGGCGACATCTTCTCTGCTGTGCAGGGAGGCGTGAACGCCGTGTCGCCCTATGCTGGACTGGCCATGTCCTATGCGTCTGCCGAGCGCCAGAAGGCGGCGGCCTACTACCAGCAGGGACTGTATGAGGTGCAGGCCATTGACACCCTGCGCCTGGCCCAGATCCGCACCGACCAAGATCGCAAATATGGGGCCATTCAGGCTGGCCGTAAGTTGAAGCAGGCCGAGATGACGGCGCTCAACTACACCATCCAGGGCAACACCCTGCTGCGTGGCATGGAGCGGGCCAACGCTGCTGTGCGTGCTCGAGCTGCTGCCAACGGTGTCGCCTATGCCGAAGGGTCTGCGGCAAATGTCCAGCGTGCCAATGTGACGGCCACCTACCGCGATGTCGGCATCAGCGACCTCAACGCCCTGACGGCCCGTGTGCTGGGATACGAGGACGCATCCGCGATGTTCCTGGCTGCAGAGGAGCAAGCATCTCTGACCATGCAAGGTGCAGAAGCCCAGGCCCGCCAGCTGCGTATGGCCGGGGATTTTGCAGTCAAGAGTGGCGGCCTGCTCTCTGGCGCGACCCTGGCGCAAGGCACGCTGGAGTTCGCCAAAACCGTTCGCAACCCATTCACCTCATAAGCCATGGCAGATCTACCCTTACTCCAACCTGGCCGAGTGGAAAACATCGGCATCCCCGGTGCGGTCACGCCGCAGGTCACGCCGCCCCAGGTGGACTATGTCGGGCTGCGAGCTGGCGCTGCCAACGCGCAGACGGTCGCCCAGACGCTGGATCGGCTGAGCGGCCAGCTGTTTGGCATTGCCAAGAATGCCGCCGTCGAGGCTGGCTACCAGTATGCAGCCGACAACCCGGTGACGCCCGAGCAGCTCGAGGCTGCCAAGCGCGGCGACACCAGGCCGCTCAACCTTGGCGGCTCGCTCAATGTGTTTGACCAGGCTGTGCGGAAAGCCCGCGCCCTGGAGGTATCCAGCAACTTTGAGGCCGAGGCCCGCAACAAGCTGACCGTGATGCTGACCGGCGTGGAGCAAGGCCAGGTCACCACCGAGCAGGTGCAAAACGAGATCAACGCCATGATGAACGGCTACAGCAAGAGCCTGTCTGGTGTCGATCCAGAGGCTTCGCTGAAGTTCCGCGCCACCATCGCCACTGCTGGCAACACGGTGCTGGCCAAGGCTGCAGAGTTCGAGATCAAGCGCCGCAAGCAGCAGCAGATCATCAAGTTTGACCAAGACTTTGACAACAGCATCCGGCTGCTCGAGGCCGCTGTCAGCCAGGGATTCTGGATTGACCCGCGCACTCAACAGAAGCGCAGCATTGACGAGTTTGGCGACATGTACCGCCAGACCATCAATACCAGCGCACTGTTGCTTGGAGATGCTGGCTTGCAGAAGCAGTACAGCGACAAGTTCGAGGCCGCATTCAAGCAGGCCAAGATCGGGGCCACCACCGCATTCGTGGTGGGCGACGAGTTCAGCCGAGACCCCGAGAGTGGCCTGGCCAAATTGCGTTACGGCGATGCCGGCAAGATGACCGATGTCTTCCGCGCCATGCCCTACGAGGACAAGGCCAAGGTCATCGCCAACTACATGGTGGCCATGAATGAGCGCAACACGCTGCAGGAGCGCCAGCGCCAAGAGACCAAGCGCAAAGATGTGGCCGAGTTCATCCCTCTGTACGAGCAGGCCGTGGCCCTGCCTGAGACCAGCCCGCAGCGCAAGCAGCTGGCGCAGCAGATCGGTGCCATTGCCCAG